CGTGGTGCTGTTGCCAATCGCCGCGTCGCACCGTCCGACGAGGAGGTTCGGCAGCACACCCAGACGGCCCGGCGTCGGAGCAAAAATGTTATACGGCATGAAGAGTCCTCAGGTTGGGGCAGGGGCCGAAGCCCCTACCCCGTCCCAGTGAAGGTTAGACGACGTGCGTGAAGCGCGCCGTGTCGGTGTACCCGGTGATCGAGCCGTGCGAGTTACGCGCAAGGCAGGCCAGGTTCCCGTACCAGCCGTAGGTCGTCTCGAAGGCATCGCGCCCCGAGAGCCAACGCCACGGGCCAGCGCCCTCGAACTCGATGAAGCCCATATCCTTCGCGTCCACCCACGCCAGCGACGGGAGGTGGAGGAGGTAGATGGTGCCGGCCGGGACGTAGTAGTCCTGGACGAGCGGGATGCCGCAGACCTCAAGGGCCTTGTAGCCACCCTTGATGGTGGTGCTGAACTCACCCGCCGTGAAGCGCCGCTGCCCGACCATCGACTCCATGAGCTTCTGGGCAATGCCCGGCGTGGTCATGAGGAGGAAGTCCTTCGGGCGGAGCATCGCATCCTTGCCGGAGCGGCCCGCGATCTTCTGGATAAGAATCCAGATGTCCGACTCAGTCGGCTGGTTGACATCCGGCGTATCGGTGCCGGCCGCCATCGAGGTGGCGTTCCAGATCGGATACGTCGCCGCGTCGATGTTGTGGAGCGAGCCGTAGCTGCCACCACGGTTCGTGATGTTGATGAGCCCGTTCATCGCGCTGTTGAACGAGGTGTCCGAGGCCGTCGCCTTGACAATCTTGTCCGTCGCCGCCATGCCATTGATAACCGTGCCGAGCGTCAGGGTCGAGTTGTCGCCGCTGGTGGTGATGGCCGTGATGGTCGCGCGACCAAGAACCGCGTTCGAGGACGAGGTGTCGAGCACCGCGATGTAGTCGCCCACGGAGAGGAGGAGGGCACCCTGACCAGCGAGGGCGACGCCATACGGCGACGACACGATGATGCTGGTGGTCGAGCTGACGGTGCCGATGAGCGCCACAACGCCGTCGGTCTTATTGTGGAGCGCCTGCTGCATGAGCAGGGTGGAAGCGTCCTTGATTTCCTCCATCGTCTTGCGGGCGATGGTGGTGAAGGCCGCGTCCTTGGACTGCGTGCCCACGAAGGCAAGGCCGTCGATCTGGCGCGTGGTGTACGCGCGGACGACGCCGACGTTGCCCTGCACTTCCGTCGCCGTGGTGTCGGGCGGGAAGTAGCCAGCGGACGAGAACGTGGAGCCAGCCGGACGGCCGACGACCACGTCGAAGAACACGTTGTTGCCGCCCCAGCGCATGTTGCGGGGGCCGCCAGCCTTACCCTTCTCAAGCTGGGCAAGGAGCGGAGTGACGAGGTTCTGCACCTTCTCGCGGAACTGCGAGTAGACGTTCTTGAGCAGACCAGTCAGCTCCGCATCGGAGATAACAGTAGGAGCAGGCATTGTGATAAGAAACTAAGGGTTATCGGATGGACGACATAACTTCCGACATCGCGGAGTCAAAGGCGTCGTCGATGGTCGCCGGTTTGGCGGCCTTGGGTTTCGCAGGAGCGTTGCTTGCGGCACGACCCACGGGCTTGGTGGCCTGCCCCACCGCCCGCTTCGCCTTCTGCGCTTCCACCTGTGCCTTGGCCGCAGCGGCCTGCGCCTCCTTGACCTGCGGGGAGGGAGCCGTTTCGCTGCGCCGAGCATGGGTCATCTGCGCCCAAATAGCGAGATCGTTGACGATATACTGCCGAGCGGCCTCAAACTGTGACGCAGGGAGATAGGGCTGGCCATTGGGCCCCGTCTTCGCGTGCAGTTGCATGGCATACGCCATCCGCTCTTCCAACTCGGCGGGGGTGACCGTTGGCAGCGCATTGGCAATCAGCTGAATGGCTGGCTGGACTTCCCCGTCGTAAAACACCTGCCCCTGACGGCTGATTTCGGCCATCTGGGACTGGACTTTGAGGTTCTGAATCTCTCGCTCGGCGCGTTCCGCCCGCTTCTCCGGCGAGTTTTCCTGCTGATACGCTTCCCGCACCGAGAGGAAGAAGTCCTCGTCGGACAGAATACGCTCCAGTTGCGCCTCTCGCTCGTCGATGAGCTGGGTAAGTCGCTCGCGCTCCTGCTTGAGCTGCACCGCCTCCTGCTCGGCCGAACGTACCTTCTCTTCGCGCTCTTGGTTATACACCCCGAACTGGGCCAGCTTGACCACCTGGTCCAACCGATCCTGCCGAACCTTGCCGTTCGCCTTGTATTCGACGATGAGCGCGGGGATTTCAACCTCGCCCTCAGCGTCTCGCAGGACGAACTCTGTGGCCAACTTGTCTTCGACCACCGGAACCGCGACATAGCCGTCCGGGAGGGCGGTGTCTTCGGCCTCGGCCTCCGTCTCTGCCTCGACCTCTGCCTCTGCCTCGGCCTCGGGGACCTCGTCCGGCGTGTCCGTCGGCTCCGTCTCCGGGGCCTCGGGGGTGGGTACTGCGTCCGCTGGGCTCTGCGGGGCCGGCTCAGGCGCGGGTGTCGGCGTGGGTGCCGGCAGCGCGGCCTCGACGGCATCCGTGAGGGCTTGCTGGATATCCATACAACTCCTTAGGCGTTCGCCTAGGCTTGACGGGACAGGATGTCAGCCTGCTGTGCGGCAACCTCCGCCTCAGACGCCCCGCCCATCTGCTGCTGGAGCATTGGGGCGACGCCAATCGGCGGGTTGCCGGACGCCAGCGGCAGCTGTCCCGGCGGGAGAGAGGGCACACTAGCGGCGCTAGGGCCAGCCGAGGGGCTGCCCGCCATCGGCGGTGCACCACCCCCCTGCTTCTGCATGGCCTGATTGGCCAAGGCGGTCCACCGCTCCTGCGCGGCGGCGATGACCATCGGATCCAGGTCGTCCTGAAGCAGAATCTCCCGCTCCAGCACGTCCTGATGGATGGCCTCATTGTCCTGCCAGCGCATCTCCGGCGCTGGAATCCCCGACCGGATGGCATCCGCGATGCGCTTGGCCCGCGCCTCTTGGTCCTCATCCGGCGTATTGATGTCCTTCGCCACGGCAAACATCTGCCGACGGCGGTACTCCTTGATGTCAATTACGCCCGTCTGGAGCCAGTTGTCCAGCAGGTAGAGCCGGAAGGCGTAGGGCATCGGCATCAGCGTGGCGGGATCGACCCGCACGTCCGACTGCCCGTCAAAGTCCGTCGAGCTGATGGCACTGGCGAGGTCCGGACGGCCCTTGCCGACCGCCCCGAGCGCCCGAGGCACATCGTATCCCCATGCCATCGCAGCCATCGACACCTTGCACCAGTCAGTGAAGGCCATCGAGAGCGCGTTCACGCCGGGACTGAACACCCGCTCCAGCTGCTCTCGGCTGGCGATGATGGCGCGGCCCGACTCGCCGGTCACCTGCCCCCGGCTGACTGCGTTCCAGCCCGAGGCGTCCTCGAACGCCGTCTTCTCCAGCGCCAGGGCCTCCTTCACGTCATTGCCGACCGAGAAGCCCTGCACGGGCTGGATGGACTCGGTCATCGGCCCCGCGCCACGAATCTCGATCATCGAGGTCACGCCGCCCATAAACGTCTCGGTGGCGATGGCGTTGGGGCGGGTCAGGAACCGACCGCCCGCATTGACCCGGATATTCTCGACCCACTTGGACAGCAGGGCGTTCACGCGAATCTGATGGTCCAGCCACTGCTCCATCACCGGACGCGGGTAGTACGAGGGGTCACTAGACCCGTCTCGAATCGGCACCACGGGGATGGCGTTCCAGAGGAGCGGGCCCGGCCCGAAGACCACCGTATCGCCAACGACGATGAGGTGCAGTCCCTCGGGGAGTGCGTCAGGGTGCGGGGCGACGTAGATCGTGAACCGCTCGGTCACGTCCTCGTTCCGCATCCGCTGGCCTTCGCCAATGGTCGTCTGGGTCAGCACCCAGCTCCCCATCCCCTCCGCCCCGCTGTAGGCCGGCGCATCGCCCACCGACATATTCGCGTCCGCCGCGTCCAGCCCGGTCAGGCCGTACCGGAAGACCGCCTCGGCGCGGGGGATCACCTCACGGATGACCACCCAATGCGGGGCCTGCGAGGCCGTCGCGTTCGGGCTGACCCGGACCTGCTCGACCCGGAGCGTCTGGCAGCCGATATCGCCAAGCGGCTTCTTCTCGCCCGGCCGGGAGCCCAGCCGCTCATCCCACGGGCCCTTGTCCGGGTCCCAGAACATATGCCAGAAGCTGACGCCGTCCGTCTGGGCCCAGAACACCGCCTCCCGGGCCACCCGGGGCATCTGCTGCTGGTCGTACTGGTACTCCAACGCCAACTGCTGCGCCTGCGCCTTTCGCTTGTCGTCCGGGTCCTGCGTGGTCGGCGCGACCATGAAGCCGGGCCGCTGGTCCATCAGGATCTGCAAGCGCTGGTCCAGCGCCTTATCCATCATGTTGTAGACCACACGGGCGGCGTCCCGGGGCCGAGCCGGCTCCCGCCACGGCCCCAGTCCGTTGGCCGAAATCCACTGCTGGCCCGCTCGGAAGAGTCGGTTCCGCTCAACCAGGTGCAGGTGCATCTGCACCGACTCGCGCCGCGACTCCCACAGGCTCCGCGCCCACGAGGCCCATGCCGACATCTCCTCAGCCGTGGACGGGTCCGCGCCCGGGTAGTCGGCCCCATACAGCGCCCGCTGGAGTGCGGCCATATCCTCGTCCGGCGACTGCCCGCTGTCCTCCGGCGGGTTGGGCGCGACCTGCGCGTTCGGGTCGGTCGGGGCATTGGAGAACCCCTCCATCGCCCGCGTCAGAACATCGTCGAGCAGCGCGTCCGTATAGGGAATGGTCATAGTCAGGGGCCGTTAGTCGATGCGTCCGATGCCGAAGGCACTGCGGACCTTATTCCAGTCCTTCAGATCCTCAAAGCGCTCCCGAATCGCCCGAAGCACCTCTTCCTGCGCCCAGCCCGCCTGCTCCTGCGTGGCCACCGCCTGCAAGTCCTCCGGCACCTCGACCGGCGGCGGGATCGTCGCCTCCGCCCGCACTGGAGCAAAGAGTTGCGCCACATCCGCGACCGTGTAGACCGCGTAGACGACCACGGCCGCCCACAGCAGATGTATCAGCATTACTGCGCGGTGTACCGAATGGTCACGACCGGCGAGCCGCTGCCATACGTCGAGCACCGCGCCCGGAACGCACTGTAGGCACCCGTCGCCTTGGTGAACGCGCCAGCGGCCGTGGCCGTGGAGGCATCTGTGCCCGAGTTGGACGGCGTCATGTTGAAGGCGACATAGTTCGTGCCGTCCACCGACGCCTCGAACGTGATGGTCGCGCTAAAGGTGCCCGTCACCTGCACGGCCACAAAGCCGGGCGAGGGCAGGCCTGCCACCGAGGCGGCATCATCCTGCGCGGCCACGGTCACGCTGTTGGTCTTGAGGAGCGTCGCTGCCATTAGTTACAATCCCAAGCCCGGAGGCTTTTGTTGATGCGCGAGTTCGGATCGTTGGCCGTCTCGGCGCTGGTAAGTTTTGCCTTCATGCCCTTCATGCGTCGGCAGAAGGCCACGCGGCGCTTCGCCGCTGCGGGGGATCGTTTCGCTTCTGCTGCCTTTACCGGCCGCTTGATGTCCCGCCCTTCCGCACGCAGGCTGGCCCGGCCCTTCTCGTTCAGACCACCCTCAGGGTTCTTGCCCTCAGCTCGTTGCCAGGCTGGCGATGCCACGACTTAGTCCTCGGACTCCGACTCGTCCTCGCCCATCTCCTCGGACTCGGACTCAGACTCCTCGCCGGTCAGGTCGGCCAGCTCGGCCTCCAGCTCCGCGATTTGCGCCTTGATCTCGGCCACCCGGGTCGCGGCCTCCGGCTTCTTCTCCCGCATCGGGGCCTCCTCGTCCATCCCGGGCTTCGGCTTGCCGACGGCAATCATAATCGCCACGCCCGGGCCCTTGCCCTTCCGCTTGAGGGCCGGCTTCCGCTTGCCCGCGACCTTCTCGGCCACGGCGTCCATGAATCGGGTTTTCTTGTCCATAGGTCGATTGAGTTACCAGCCCTCAGTGGGCAGTTGGGACGCAAAGTCGCCGGGCACCGTCAGGGCCGGTCGGTGAGGCTGCACCTGCGGGTCATCGCCAAAAATGGCCGGTTTCACATATGGGTCCGGGATGACCATCTGCACCCGGTCCCAGCCATACAACGCCAGCCCAAGCGCCATCACGCCGTCGTCGTGGTAGCCCTTCGGGGCCTCATACTTAACCCCGGTGGCCGTATAGCTAAACTCGAACGTCTCCAGCTCGACCGGCAGCCAGCCGTCAGGGAGGGTAAGTTCCTTCCCCTGGAAGGCCGCGATCAGCCGCTGCATCAGCCGGAGCTTGGAGGACTGCGTGAAGACGTGCGGGGTCACATCCGCGCCCATCAACTGCAAGTCCGCGACAATTGCGTCGCCTACCCCGGTGGCGTCGGCCACCACGGGCACGCCCTTCGTCAGGTCAAAGACCCGCTGCTTCGTCTCGGCCCACGGGGCCTGCCACCGCTCCAGCACCACGACCCGCCGCCAGGCATCCAGCCCACAGACCACGGTGTAGTCTGTCGATCGGGCCAAGTCCACCCCGAAGACGACCGGCTTCTGCTCCCCGACCTCACCCACCGCCTTCCGGATGGCGTCCAAGCCAAAGGGGTT